TTTGTTACTGTGAGTTCATTTTCTATATTTATAGAGTATTCTATCTCTGCAGTATTAGCTGAGGTTGTGAAAGAACTATGATTACCAATTGTTACATTAGCGTGTGCCGATGCAGTATTAAGTGTATAACTACCTACTGTAATATTAGTATCAGAATTAGTTGTAACTGAGTATTCGTCTGTTCCTGGTGTGCCTGTATTTGCTACTGGAGTAAGTCTTGTTGCTCCTCTGTATACTTCTACAGATGTTCCTGAGTTTGTAAAGTCTGATACTACACCTGCTTTTGTTGCTGGGAAAGTATGAGCTTCGTTAGATAGTATTGGAGTATACCCTGCACTTCCTTGTTGTAGTGAGGCGATAGTAATACTATCAAAAGCAAGTTCTACTTGGTTACCGTCCGCTACTCCTACTCTAACTGTTTGAGGGCTAGTATTTATGCTTGCTGGTACACTAAATGTAAAAGTATCTTGCGCACCTGAGCCATCTGTGTAAGAAGTTTCATCACTTATACCATCCCCTGTAAATTTAAAGTAAGGGTCATCAAAGTTTTGTGATGTTGCTGTCAAAGTAATTGTACTACTTGGGCTTGGACTTGTTCCACCAGAGTTGTAAATAATAGAGAAGTCTGACGCTGTTAGGTTAACAGTTCTTGAATCTGTACCTGCTCCAGCTGCTCCTGGTATACTTTTACCTAGTGAAATAACTCTTGTTCCGATTGTTTCACCTGTGTATCTATCCGTAATTGTGACTGTAATTTTAGCTGTTGTTTGTGTTATTGCACTAACAGTTATTTCTCCTGTTGAGGAGTTGATTGCTGAAGTACAATTTGTATCTGCCTTTGATAACCCAAAAGTATTAAGGGCAGTACCACTACTTGCAAATGCTAATGTTACTGAGCCTTTTTTGATTGAGTAGATATTTGAGAAACTAGAGAAATCACTTACTGTTCCGTTTGAAGCTGAAGGGAAGTTATGGTTTTCATTTGTACCATTTACAGAGTATGCATCTGTACCCTTGTTACCACTAGCATAGTTTACTATAGAGAAAGTACCGCTTGTATTAGCTACTTCTCCAATAATAGTATCTTTGATAAAGTTTGGTTGTATTCTTTGTGAGAATACATTTTTGTTTGTTAAGTTTGCTGTTGGAGTATACGCTACTTCAAGAGCTGTGTTACTATGAATATGGTTAACTGTTGCTATAAATCTTGTAGTTCCACTATCATATATGAACATATCTCCAGCTTCGTACTCTGTTAAGAAATTTGTTCCTGTTCCTATAACAACTGTATTTCCTGCAACAACATTTGCTGTTCCTGTCTTTTGTACAAAAGCAGTTGCGTCTAAATTTTTTGAATATCTGAATAAGTCAGCACCAGTATTATCTTTTACATATTCTATCGCTTTTAGTGGGTCAGTAGTATCACTATAATCCCACAATAGATAACCAGTCTTTCCACTAGCTAAGTTTGAAAAGCTACATGAAGTTTGAGCAGTTGTACCGCTTGTGACTGTTATTGTTTGTAAATCTGATTCTGCTGGAGTAAAATTATAAGTGCTTTCTGTAAACTGCACTAATGCATTTGAACTGTCTATATTAAAACCAGTTGTTAACATTCCGCCTTTTCTTACATATGGCTCTAAATTTTTTGCTGGTTTTTCAGGGTTAATAGTTATTCTTCTTTGAACATATGGAGAAGGTGCTCCATTCGTTGCTACAGTTCTGATTCTTACTATAAACGTACCTGCTTTTGGTATATTATCAAAAGTAAAACTTCTTACATCAGGAGATACTGCAACCTTTTGAAAACTTTCTTTACCCGCTGTTACAGAGTTAGTATATAAATTATGTTCTATCTCATAGTGTTGAATATGCTCGTAAGGAGTTTCTATCTGAACATCATTTAAATCTTTTCTTTGACTTAATGGTGGTGACCAATATACATCTAATGAAGGAGGTGTAAATCTTTGTTCATCCGAACTAGTTACCCTTGTTTCATCATCATTATCTCGTATTCCTTTTACTAATTTTAATTGATAACTTCTTGGTTGTGGTACTCCATCTTCGGATTTAGGAGGTCTTAATACATCAGGAATATTAGAAAGTTTCCACCCTCTATCTACTTCATCGAATTTACCCTCTGATTGTCTAGCTGCTGAAATAGCAAAAGATTTATCTTCTTGTTCTTTTATTTCAACAATACTATATTGTTTTGGTGACCCTGCTAATTTTTCTCCTGCTGCTGTTGTCTGTGATATAGCAAAAATTACTTCCTCAGTTGGTGCAGAACTAAATGCTGAACCTACAACTACATGAGTTGCATTGTAAGAACTAATTGCTTTTGTCTCTATTCTAGTATCTTCTGACCATGCGATGTCTAATACATTTCCACTATCGTCTCGTGCATTTACAGAGTCTTCTTGCGAATCTAAATTGTATAGAGCATCTGACACATTTTTTCCTTGAAGAATTAAGTCTCCCTGATTATAAGTAACACTACCTATAGTTGCATTTGGTTGTGCAAGATACGCCCCTGATTTAGGGAATATTAAAGTTAAATCAGCATTTGCAGCACTGCTTAATGCTACTGTTCTATCTACAGGAATAACTGTTGTTGTTGCTCCGCTTGATACTCTACCACTTAATTGAACATTATCTCTATCTGAGTCTTGTATTTCAATTAAATCTCCTGGTCTTAGTAATTGTCCGCCAATGCCTGAAGCAAAACTTACAATTTCGCTATCTCGAGTTTCTGTTAGTAAGTGGAACTTACCAACTCTATGTGCTTGTGCTTGTGATGTACACCCATAAGCAACTGTTGCTTTAGATGTTATTTGCCTGGTTTCAGCAATATTTGTTGTATCTTCTACTAGTTCTACTGTTTGTAAATAATGATTATCTGGGTCATTCCAAGTCACTCTTATTTGATTGGCTTGTACTCGTCTAGAAGGGTATGAATATGCAAACTCTCCTGCTACTATATTGCCTTTAGTAAAAGTATATAGAGGAGCTTTTTCTTGTTGCATGTTTATAGATACTTCTCCATCATGCCATATTAATATTCCTCTAAATACAGTAAGTAAATCTTTCATTACTTTTATAGCTTCTGTAGTTTTTGAAATATAAATATTAGCACTGAATCTTGGTTCTGTTCCGCCTTTTCCGTCTGGTACAAGTTCATCACAGTATTTTGCAAGTTCGAATAATTGGTATGTATCTATTAAATTATCTGTATAATCTTTATACATATACTGACCTAGTCCATATCTTTCATTAGTTAGTAAGTCATAAAAAATCCATGCTGGATTATTTGTATATACAGAATTATGATTAGGGTCTGTTGGTGTTGGAAACGCTTTTTTATCTCCTCTAAATTTACCATCCCAATCTTGATAAGTACTTTCTGCTACTCCTGTAGTAATATTTCTATTATAAGAAGCTGTTTCAGTTCTATTTCCATTTGCATCTAATACATCGCTTGGAATGTAATTAGTTGGAACTTTACATTTAATTCCTCTAACTTCATAGCTTCTTTTAGGAACTGTCGTATTATCTTTAGAATCTACCATTACAGCTGCATACGCAGTATATGGGTAATTTAGTTTATCTTCTACAATAGCCTCTATAAAACCTACCTGAAGTGCATTATGATAAGATTTATTACTTATTTCATAGTTTAGAGGAGTGTACCTTCTTAATTTTATTGTAAAGTTATCAAAGGGTTGAAATTTTTCAGTATCAAAACTAAAGGTAGTTGCAAACTGAGTTGATATTTTATCGTATATTATGCCATTGTGTGCGCTATAGTTTGCTGCACCACTAAATGATCCGCTACCATGTGGTCTTGTTCCACCTTTCTCTCTATTTAAGGCAGCCATATCATCTAATCCAAATATGGTTTCTTCAAATGTTTGTCCATCCCTTTCGTAAGAAAATACTACTCGTAATTCTATCCAAGCAGGACCACTATCTCCATCTTCGGAGTCACTATTATATAGTCCAGTTGGATGGTTAAAAGTTATTTTAAGTTGATCAATAATAGAGGGGTCTGATAAATTAAATTGACTTGAAGATATATTTATACCTGCGTGTGTTGGAGCATCTAATGTATCTCCATCAAAATCATCTAATACAGCTTCATTTCTAGGGTCGCTTGTCATTCCTAGTGCAGATTGAGTAGAGGCTGGTAAGTCTTGACCTACTGATATTCCTACTGCTGCTGTTCCTATTCCTTGAGGAGTTACTACAAAGTCTTGGTTTCTATGACCTGTTCTAAAGGCATATGAAAAGTTTTGAAAGTTGTATATAGGTTTACTATCTTCTGATAAAACAGGAGAACTCATTGTAGCTGGTACATTTGCTCTATCTACTCCTTGTCCTGAAGGAGATATAGTAGCATTACTACCTGCTATTGATGCTATTTGGTCTACTAAATCTATTGTAGTGGTTGCGTTATTGACTGTAGTTTTTGGTGGTGGAGATATATTTACTGTTCCATTACCTGAATTAAAAGAAGTGATAGTTGCTACATGAACTCCTCCGTCTTGACCTGCACCTGTGATTCTTATCTTAGGTTGCATATCAACTAGAGTAGTAATATTTCCGTCTACATGAGTATTTGCAAAAGTTATTCCACTACTTGAACTAGGTGTTATAGTTACTGTATTTGCTACTACATTGGAGTTACCTACTGCAGCTCCCCCATCTATTCTTATAAATCTAGAACCGTCATCAGTTGATAATCCTGTAAACATGTTTGCGGTTTCATTATCTGTAATAGTACCTGTACTTGCAGTATATGATATATTTGAACTTTGTTTTGCTGAGTATTGAACACTATAAGTTTTATCTAGTACTGGAGTTCCATTTAAATAGATAGTGTATGCACCATCTACTAAACCTTCAATTTCTCCTTCTGAAATAGCATCATAAACAATCGCAGACTGGTCTATAAAAGACTGTCTGTTAGTATCTTGCAGTGGCCCTTTGCCGCTGCCTATTCCTGATGCTGTACTATCTTTATCTCTACTTGTACTCATTTAGTGCCTCTTTACTGCAGCATTACCACCGCCGCCACCGCCGCCGCCTACGCTGCTACCATAATCTTGTTGATCTGGGTTATTAATATTTACCCAACCGCCATTTTGTTTTATTCTTGTTCCCGTAAACCCAAAGTTTATTGGAGCGCCTGTTACTTCTAATTTACCATAACATAAAGGAATAGGTACACCTTGTTTTACAACATTTGGTGGTCCACCAAATATTGCTGGTTCATCATTTTTTGCAGGTGTATCATCCATTTGTAGTCCTAACATTCCGTCAAACATAATATAACTACCTATAGCTGCTAAAGCTAAAAAGGCAGGGTTTACAAAGAATGCAAGTATTACTGCAATTACTGTTAGTATTGCACCTAAGTCTCTTTTTGCTCCGTCACTAAGAGAACCTTGAGGAACTGGCATGATGAACACATCATCACTACCAAAACTTAGAGTTTCCTCTCCTTCTCTTAAAAATTCACTTCCTCTTTTTATTACATAGTCTATACCTTTTTCGTTTTCTTCAGTAAAAAAGTTGTAAAACCCTTTTCTTTGGACAGCAATAGCCCTAAGCAATTGCTTAGTATGTTTTACTTCTAAGTTAAAATGTTCGCCGAACTTCTTTCCAGCTTTTCCTAATAAATGTACTTTTGTCATTTTGGCTCCACTATGCAGTAGTCTTTTTCTGGGTAGGACACGATTAAATATGGTATACCTACCGAGTTGCAGTTATCAATATCATGTTGACTCGGATTACATTTTGAGTCGTAGTGACTATGGACAACATATTTTATTTTTGAATTTAATTGATATATACCGAAAGCTATTGCGTCCATTTTAAAGTGTGATTTTTTATCATCTGCAATATTCTCAAATTCGATAAATTCATTATCAACAGTAACAATTCCACACATTTCTTCTGGTGCTCTTTCTTTAGCTGCTTCATATATTGAATCTAACATTAGTTGAACGCCTTTGTCCCTGGAAATCCCCCGAAAGGAATTACAACTGTTGTACTAAAATCTGGATTACCAGTAGTACTTGAACTACTTGCTGTTTTTGGATTAAATCCAAATCTCATTCCACATCCGTCTAAGGATTTACTACATATATCTCCTCTTTCCCATTGTAAACTGTGGGCAGGTGCAATACTATCATTAGTCTTTCTTGTTTTCCATAGTAATGTTTTTTGATATGTTTCATGCCCTGCTGCTGCAGTATTATCAGTAAAAGTGACATAATCATTATACTTATCATCTTCATAAGCAAAATAAGTTGTACCATGAGAATAAGCGCCATAGACTCTTACTCTCTTAAAATTACTATTAGTATCGGAAACCGTTCCTGGACTAGAATTTGTTACTGTTGCCTGCCAATAATTATTTACAGTTACAGTAGATACCGTTCCATCTAGGTTAAATCTTCTTATACTAGAAGTAGTGCTATAATAGTTTCCCTTAGTTATATTTCCTACGCTAGTAGAAAAACTAGTACTACTTGGTACTAGATACTCATCATCTTGATTTACATATACTGTATACTCTACATTTTGTCCTGCTACAGTATTATTATAACTTGGATTATATTTGCTTTCTATATGCCAAGTACACCCACTTCTTGCTCTTTTATATTCAGGATTTTCTGTGTGTTCACTTGCTCCTTGATATATCCATGGACATCTGTTAGGTACAACAGTTCTTTTTGGTAATTTTACTCCTTGTAAATCAAAAGGAACTTGCAATTGAAATACAAGAACTTGTTTTGTTCTTTGTTTTAGAGAATCAATATAGTATACATCTCTTGGGTATTCAATAGGTGGTGAATTACTATCTCCTTCACTTTTTAAATATTTTCGTAAAGTAGTTCTTCTTACAACTCTTTTTCCTGCAAAATCTTCATAGTCTATACTATCTACTGCTAAACCAAATACTGATAAAGCATTTGCAAAAGCCATTGTAGGTGCTGGAAGCTTTGTTGCCGCTGTTCTATCTAGTCCCTTAAATTCTATAGGTAGTGCTTTGTAAGTATTTGTTTGACTATTATTACTATAATCAAGCATAGTTACTTCACTTAGACTTGCGTCTAATCCATCATGAAAATATGCAAACTCATCATCTTTGTACTCTATCTCGTATAGATGTACCAATGCTGAGCCTGGGTCTTGTTTTTGCAAGTCCTTTACTATTATTTTCTCTGACATTATGCTTCGTAAACTCTCCTGAATGTCGCATTTAAAGAGTAATAGTCATCATACTCCCAAGTTTGGCTCCATTCTTGACATACAACTTTTATAGTTTCAGTATTGCTTCCTGCATTAGAATCCGCTAAGTCAAATCTAAATTTACTTACTCCTTGCAAAGATTCAAAGAAAGCAACAAGATCATCTATCTCTGCTTTTGGTCGAGTTTGAAAAGTTACTTCCATTTCTTGTGCTAAATTATTTATACCATTTGCTATTCTTTGTTCATAACCATCTCCAAACTGAATTGTAAAAGTTCTTGGGTTATTAGTTCTTGTTAGTGATTTGTCTGGTTGTACAGCACTAGAGAATCCAGTGATATTTGAACCATCATTTTGCATTATTCCTAAAGCCATTATATACTACTTAAAAGTCCTCCTGATCGTTGCTCTTTTGCAATTGTATCTTGTGCTACTGATGCAATAACTTTGCCTAGTTCTCTTGCACCATCTCCAGTTAATAGAGTATCTGCATTACCATTTTGGTCTACATTTACAGTAACATTTACATTGTTATTTCCACCTGAGCCTTGCATTTTTACAGGGACACTTCTGTCATTTCCTAATGGAATTACTGCTTCTGTTCCGTGAAGAGTTGCTTTATAACCAGCTTCTGGTCCTTCTGCTATTCCTCCCCCAGCAAATGATTGACCATTAAATACTCCACCATATCTAGCAGGTATAAAGTCTAGATACTGTCCTATTTTCATAGCCATTTCTGCAACTGCTAGTGCCATTTGTATTTTTGCTACTTCCATCATTATGTCTGCAGCTTCTTCTTGTTTTCCTGCTAGTGCTAATCCTTGTGCGGTTAAAGTAGCAAATTGAGTTATAACTGTTCCAAACTCCATTACTGATTGTCCAAACTGTCCAAAAGCTGGTGTTGATCCTTCTGCTGTTCCCATTAGAGCAGGGAACATAGCTTTAGTTTGATCCATGAAAGTTGCAGCACCCCCACCACCTATAGCTCCACCTGAATAAGCGTCCCCTGCTTCGTTACCAGTAGATTCATTAGTTGTATTAAAGTCTCCAGTGTTTGGATTAAACTCTCTGCTAGTATTACTTGGATCTGAAAACTCAAGATCTTTGAGTCCAGTTTTGTCTATTCTAGTGTCTAAGTCTTTTATAGAGTTGTCTAGGTTAAGGGATGTTTTTGTTAAATCGCTATTAATTTTTTCGTACTCTTTAGCAGTTTTTACTCCTCCCTTTAGTGCCCTTTCGTTGGCTTCATAAGTGCTTAAATGTTTTTCTACCACCGCAAAGAATTGGCCAATTTTTGTATCTTTTAATCCATCAAGGATTCTTGGGTCTAGATTTTGGTATGATTCTAATCCTGATCTTGCCCTCCCCATATCACCACTCTGTATTCCAAGTACAGCATCCAACTTAGCAGCAGTAATATCGTTGTTAAGAGATTTTCGCTTATCTCCGAATCCACCTGAATATCCTTCAAAGTCTCTTACTGAGTCGAACTGGGCGTTAATCATCTTTATGATAGAGCCTGAATAGTTCCTATCTCCGTACTTTGAATTAGCAGTAGATGTGTAGTCCCCGTATACACCATGGGCGGCTTTCTCAATGGCTGTTCGTATGTCGTACTGTTCCTTTCTCATGCCTTCCATACCACCTGAACCTAGCAGAACATTATTCGTAGCAATTTCGTTGTCTATATCTTTTTTAGTTAACTCAAGTCTATTTCTTTCTGCTATCATGATGTCTCTTTCGGCAGTTTTTATTTTGTATGAATGGTAGTTTGCAGCAGCTATCATTCTATCGTAAATACTTTTTGAAGCATCTGCACCGCCTTCGTCAAATGCTTTATATAGATTTACACTTGCATCTTTACCGCCTGTATCTAAAGCTTTATAAGCATTATTAGCATTATCATTTCCAGCTGCTTGCATTTTTTTTGCAGTATCTCTTCCTTTTTGTTCAAGCATTTCTTCTACTTGTGTAGAGTATTTTTTCATTTGTACATCAGGGTCTAATGGAGTTCCTCTATAAGAGATTCTCATAATTCTATCTGCTAGTGCTTTACCTAAAGAATCTGTAAGTACTTTTACCATACTCTTACCAAATTCTTTCATACTGACGCTTTCGCCTCTAAATACTTTTCCTAATGTGGTTCCAAATTCGTTTCCAAAAGCTTCGGCTGCTTTTCCAAAAGCACTTATAAATTTGTTCTGCTCTGCTATCATCATAGCAAGTCTTTCTTTTTCTAGTTTTAGTTGTTGTTCTGCAAATTTTAATTTTTGTTTGGCAAAGTCTTTTTCCATGCTTTCGTTCATGTTCTCTATTGCCATTTGTTTGCCCATAATATCTTCTCTTTGAGCTAGTATAGTATTAATTTGTCCTGCTAATTTTAATGAGTTTTTAATATCTTGTTTAGCACCAAATAATGCAGTTCCTGCAGTAAGACCTCTTCTTTGAGCTTCTACAAACTCCATCTGTCTAGCTGTTGCAAGTTTAAACATGGTAACAAATCCTTCTAGTCTTAGTAGAGTTATTTGATATTCTGCATTTGCTCTAGCTTGTTCTTCTGTTGAAAGTTGAGTTGACTCTTTAAATGCATATTGTTCTTTTTGATATTCATTTAAAGACATTACAATATCTTGGAAAGGAATCTTTGTTCCTTTTTGTACGAAAGCATTAAATTGTTTTGTAAAGTTAGCTTGGGCTCTAGTCATACTATCTACTGACTGCCCTGCTCTTATTGCATCGTCAGAGAATAGTTTTAACTCATTAGCCATATTGAAAGCAGCTACAGGGTTTGTTTCTAGTAATCTTGCAAACTCTATAAATCTTTCATCAAAATGTCCTAGTTGTAAAGCGACCATCTGAAGTCCGCCTATATTTTCTTTGACAGCATCACTATCACGACCAAGTACATAAAACGATCTTTCTGTTTGATCTATTTGAGCAGCGATATCAGCACTTTGGAAAGCTCCGCCAACTGCTCTTATTCTTTCTTCTGCTCCTGCAAATAAATCTTCTCTGAAAAAATTAGCAGTTTTACCTATTTCTTCAGACAGACTTTTCATAGATTCAGTATGTTCTTCAGTTTTTTCTATTGCTTTTTGTTGTTCTTCATCTATATCTCTAAACATATCAACGAGTTGTTTACCCATTTGAAATATCATAACAGCGATACCAATAAAACCTGCCATTCTCATAATACCATTCATAGCTCTACCAAACGCCACACCTGCCATCTTCATAGATCCCATGACTTGACCGTGTACTGCTTGCATTTCATAAAGGTCGGCTTTGAAATTATTTTTCATTCTTTCAAAACCTCTACTCTGATCTGCAACCATTCTAGCATTTTGTGCTCTTAGAATTTTTACTGTTTTTAAATGTTCTGCACGACTATTATTTTCGAACTTAATCATTATAGATTCTTTAGCACTAACAGCTTTAGAATAAGCTGCAATATCTGCTTTTGTTCCTGTGCCAGATGATAGTCTTTTGATTCTCTTTTTAGACATCATCTTAGATACTCTCAAATCTCCTGACCCTGCTACAGCTGTTGCTTGTTTTACTGCTTCAGTTCCAAGATTGGGTAAAGCCTGACTTATTAGTCCTCCAGTGATTGAAGCCGCAAATACACCAATAGCAGCTGTTGCTGATTCAATATTTTCTGTTAAGAATTTACCAAAAAATTCTGCAATTGGGCCTATAAATTCTCTTGCTTTATTTAGAACCTCGTCAAAGGCGACCATTAGTTTGTTCAATTGGTTAACTGAATCGTCTCCTATTCTATCTGCAATAGCACCATAACGGCTTTCTGCCTGTCTGAGTACTTCATTTGCAACTGCTTGTGATTTTTGGAAAGTGGTTAATTGATTTTTGTTAAGCCCCAGAGATGCGGCATAACGAGTTGTAGCTTCTTCTAATCTAAGTATGATACCTAATTCGTCCAAGAGTTCTGGTTCCGCTTTAGTCACACCACGAATAAGCCTGTTAAAAGAGTCTGTTGTATCTCTACCCAAAGCAACAGAAACCGTTCTAGCTGCTTGTCCTAGTTCTTTTAACATACTTGGGGAGAGTCCTGCGGACAAACCTATCGCGGTAGCTTGTGAAGCTTCCTTGAAGGTAATTTGAGCGGAAGTTGCTGCTTGAATATCTCTAGATAGAGTTCTCATTGCTCTACCTGTTGAAGCTGCAAACAACTCTTGACCTTGTTGTAATACTCTAAAGTCAGCGGCTTCTCTTAAGAATCTAAATAAAGCATCAAGTGCAAATAACTGAGCGGCTAAAGTAGCGTATGCAGGAACAAGCCCTCCAGTGATGCCTTGTGACATTTTACTGAAGTTTTTGGTTGCATTAGATGACATATTAGAAGCACCTTTCATGCCTCTATCTGCCGACCTTGCATTTTTGTCTAAGGTATTAAATGAACTACCTGCTTTTTTAGCGTCTTTATCAACCTTATTAAGGCCACTAGCAGTGACCTTAAAATCAACTGAACCGCCTTTTGTTTTCTTTCCTGCCATTTACTTTGTTCTCGCTTTTCTTTTATCGGCGTCGTGCTTTCTTTTAACTTCTTCGTTTATTGCACTTCCGCGTTCTCCGTCTATTGCTTTCACAAAATAGACTACAGTTTTCTTATCTTCGATTTCGTAAATATTGAGCAAATCCATGAGTCCTGCCATGCTTTTACCCATGTACATACCATTCATCCCTTCCCATACATCTTGTAACATACTGTATATAAAAAATGCCATCTGCACTTCGTATGGATACATATCCATGGCAGGTGGCATTCTATCAGGGTCAGGTTCTTCTCCTGTTTGCTCACAAATAGCGAGGTATTTATCTATGTCAATATTTTTATCTTTATATTGTCTTTTTATGAGAGCAAGTATATATTCTACTTGCTCTTTGTAAAATTTTCTAGATCGCCCAACATTTCAGATACCCAGTTATCAAATTCGCTAGAATTCTTAACCATAAGTTCTGCGTTTTCTACTGAAAACTCAAGTGTATCTTCTGGGTTTACCGCACTAATATCTACTAATAGAAGCTCTTCTAAGTACTTATATTTTAAGCCTGTCCAGCCCTTGATGACTGCCTTAGAATATTCTACTAAGAATTTGTCATTATCAAGCTGTTCTTCGTAAGCCCTTGTCCTTTTATTTAGAACCTGTTTTACACTTCTGTTTCTGAGTTTTAGCAATTCTTCTCTTGCTAAATATGTTAGTCTGATTTCGAAACCTTCCATTCCTGGAAACTCGATACCAACTGTTTTGCTTGGAGTTAACAAACTCTTCAGTGATACTGATTTTACTTTCTTTTCTTCCATTCTTATTCCTATAAAGTGGGAGGCCGAAGCCTCCCGTTAGTTTAATTTAATTACGCACCTACGTAAGTAACTTTTACTTCGTTTGTTGCGCTAGCAGCAGTTCCTGATGATAAATCTGATGGTAAACCATGGAAGGCTACGTCAACAGATACAACATCGTCAAAACTATGCTGTGGTAATTCAAGGTGGGCTTTCCCTACTTCAACATTACATCTAGGTGTCTGGCCTGAGCCACCAATACTAAATGTTAAGTCAAAAGCGTTAGTAATAACTCCTCTTGATTCCTGTAATCTTTCAAATAAATCTAATGATCCATTTGCTGTATCATTTAAGTAACAAGTAAAGTTACCTGATACGGATCTTGTGCCCATTACGTGTCCTAATGGGACATTAACAGAACCTAATGTATCTGGGGTTAGGTAAGTAAGATTATTTTCAATTGTAATATTACCACCTGTTAATGTAACACCGTAAGTTACATCACTACCGTCAACATTTAATGCGCCTAATGTACCTGTTGATTCTGATACATCGAAGCTGATTGCTAAGTCTGTTAATTTTTGTCTAATATAGTTAGTAGTTGTATCAACTCCTTCTCTAATTAAACCTTTGGTTGTTGTTCCAGTCGCTGCTGTATTAATACTTGCAACTTCTTCAACTGTTTTACCATTTCCTGACCATCCAACTTGTGCAATACCGTCAATATCAAAATCAATTGATGCTGACCCAACTGAACAATTAGCTAGTTTATAAACTGTTACGCCTTCTGTTCCTGTTGCATACACTTCTGTATTAGTATCCTTAGCTGCTCCAAGTACAAAGTACATGTTGAAGTCGCCAAGAGTTACTTGGTTAGAGTTGGCAAAGTTAAACTCAGCTTTTGCCGTGTCGCCTGCATAGTCGCCACCCATAGCCTTGTCATAAGTATTTGCAGACATAGCGGCCCATAAAGGACCCTCGACTGCATAATGTGCGCCACTATCAGCATGATCTCCACTAGCCATTTTAGCATTACTGCCTGACTTAGTAGGTCTCATATATGTACTGAAGCTCCATTCAGCTGGTGCAAAAGAGTCAGTAAACATTGCTCTACCTCTTTTACTGTAGCCTGATGAGTTTGCGGCTTCGTTCAGTGTGACTTCCGAAGTATTTGTTCCTTGGCTAAAAGAGAAACCGTCTAATACAGGTAATTCAAATAACGCTGTAGTTCCGGCAGTTCCATCTTCTGACCATTCCATAAATACTTTGGTATCTCTACTAAAGAAAAATGCCATATCTTTTCTCCTATTTAATATCGAATCTCGATTGTAATTTCACCTACACCGAGAGGTTCGAGTACTCCTTCATCTGTAGTAACAGTTCCAATAGTTGTTTGAACTGTTCCTTGAGATGCTCCTGTTGAGTCGTAGTACGTTAAGGGATCTTTATCCTCTAGTACTGTTTCAACATCTTCTAACAATTCTTCGAGTGCTTCAATGACATCATCATCATCAGAAACATAACATCGAACTGTTAATCTTAAAAATCTAAACCTAAACCCACCACCGTCATATTCACGAGTTTCGGCTCCTGCTCCTATATGTATAGTCGGGAACTCTGTAACTTCATCCCAAAATTTTAGTCTGCGTTCTACTTTAGAAACAGCTGACCTAAATGGTGGGCTTCCGTTTATTTGTTCTAGTTCCATAGCTAGAGCTTCTACAATGGCGCGTCTACGCGTGGTGTGTTTCCTTGCTAAACTGCTTTCCATTATACTCTCCTAACTCTAAGGAATCTATCTCCTATTATACTCTGTGCGATTTCTCTTACAGACTCCCCAATAATCTTTCTTGGGTCTCTTTGTGTGCTACCTTGTGCGTTGCCTGGTTCAAAAGTCTCATATGGGTCTCTCATATAAGTATAGTTTACATTTACACCGCCTCTTGGGCCTACCATAACATCTTCTGCTCTTGCACTACTTGCAAATCTTCCTGACCTAAAGTTTAGTGCAGGGCTTGTCATTTTTGAAGCAACAACTTTTGGTAGTGCTTCATTTAACAAGGCTTCTAATGCTAAAGGATTATCTTCAGTACGCATTCTTGCTTCCTTGCCGCCTCCGTACTTAACCTGTCTTAACGCTGCTCCCGATACTACTCTTTTCTTTGCTTTCTTCCCTTTTCCAGTAACACCTCTTGCTTTACTTTCTTCTTTGTGTTTATATTTTGCATCTGCAAAAAGTTTTTTATTTATCTTAAAGCGCATGTCGGGCATACCACTTGAAGTTTTCATACTCATTGCTACTTTTGCAAAGACACCTCTTTCAGCCATTTCTACTAAAGAAAGTGAGCCTTTTTCAGTAGGATTATAATTTTTCGCTAATTTAGTATATAAATCTGCAAAAAATCCATCTAACCCTGTTCCATCTAATCCATCCCCTTTATCAGCATATTTTGCTAGAGCTTTTTTATCTTGGTGTCCTAAAACAACAGTAATAATTACAGATTTTAGTGCTACAACACCTTCTCCCTGCCTATCAAATATATCAATCTTGTTAATACCTCTTAACTTATATGCAGAGTTAAAAGCAGTATTAATATCATACTGAACTTTATTTAGTGCTAGTTCTTTCTTACTTCCAGGCCTAGCTGATATTTCACCTTTCATAAGAGGGTCAAAAGCTGATTCTAAAAAGTCTACTAGTCTTGCAGTAGAATCGTTTCTTGCTCCTGCATCGCTACCTGCAAACCCTGCGTTAGAAGCTTGGGCTTTTGTAACAGCATGGTGTCTTTGATGCTGTGCCGCTCTAACAGGAATAAATCTTCTTGCCCCTTTTGTAGTATTAAAATGTTGAGAAGCATCTGTTCCCGAGTCATCTTGATACTGATTTGCATATTTCTTTGCATCCGCATGCAGTCCATTAGCAGTATGTCCCATTATCATTTTCAGAACATCTTTAATTATCGGTAAATCAGCGTCTGAAGGTGACTTATACATAGTAAAATTTTGATAAAATCTTACTTTATAGTCTCTACCTTGAGAATGAATAGTAACTTGATTACCAGCAGATGGATCGTACCTTCTGTCTATAGGTAAATCAACTCCCGTAGCTTTATCCTTTTTTAGAGTACTTGCTAAAACATCAAATCCTGCAGATTTGTACTTCCCTTTTAACAAGTTCACACCCATTCTTTTAGTGTAACCCTGCGCCGCTATTCTTTCTAATCTAGGTTTTATTAGTCGCCATTCTTTAGCATTTAATCCTCTAGGTTGTTTTCTCAAATATAGTGCTACTTCTGTTACAATATAATTAACTATCCATTCTTGAGTATAAAAGCTTTCTGTAATATATCTTTTACTCTGATTCTTTGTAGCTACTTTAGACCCTGGATAATGTGCGAGAAATTTATCAATTTCTCCAAACATTGTATCAAGAGCCATTAAATTACTACTCTATATAAATCCAGTACTCTTTTTATGTGGTCTGGAAAATCTGAAGAAGTTCTTATACCCGAAGTTCCTTGATTTTGTACTTGCGCGCCACCTAATGTTCTTCTTTCTTTGTGTTCGTCTCTCATATAGTAATTTACTAAGTCAAAGAGTGCTAATTGTAAATCTTTAGGAGTAGTGGCATATCCAGCTTTGTATGTAATTCTGACTGCCCCCATACCTTTTGCCCAATTTTTGGGATTTCCACTCGTATGTGTTCTTATTATCGCATCAGATTCAGTATCAACATAATACTCATAATTACCTGTAGTTAATTCTACATAAGGTTCTGAGTAAGCTGTTCTTTCTTCTACTTTTGAAACCTCTACTAGCGGACTCTCACTCGTAATTACGGTTGTTGTCGCTGTATCGTTCATTGAGAAAGTCTCAACTTTGCTTGTGCTATAAAAATCTATAAAACTTATTCCACAATATTTCTTTACTAAGTCAGATACCTGAGGTACTATAACTGCAAGACGGTCGTCATCCTTCTCTCCTCTGAGACCCTCTGCATCTTTGTATTCTGCTACTGTAATTAAATCTGCCATAATAAAGTGGTGGGTTATAGGTAACCCACCAAAAACCGTAATTAGGTATTAGCTACCTTTATAAGCAAATGCCCACTTAGAAGTTGCACCGTCAATTAAGTCAGTGAATCCTAATCTCTGAGAAGCCACTAGGACTCTTCTTTGATTAGCTACTTCGTAGTCAGATTCTATTGTAACACCTCTTAATCTTGGCATTACATAGTTTCTTGGGTATACAGCGATTGCGCCATATTTACCAGCTGCTTTAGTTGCGAATTCATCACACATGATTACTCTTGATCCGAATACTTGTCCGATTTCGCCTGATAGTTTTGTTGCCATGTCGCCAACTAGGTTAGCATCTTGGAACTCAGCATCTTCTAGTAAGTTGTAGTACACGTCTTGTGAGACAATGTAAACAATTTCTGAAGGATTGATACCATATTTACCCATGTTCTTTCTCATGGCTAATAGGTCAGCTGCTGTAACTGCATCAGTTGCTGCGAATCCAGAAGCACCGTCTGAAGTTTCGTGGTTATCACCGTCAGCCATATTTAATAGCCCAGCAAACGCTCCTGATGAATAAACACCATTGTCGTGGTTACCAGCTAAAATAGCATTTTCGATACTTCTTGCGTGTGATCTTACCATTGACTCTCTAATTAAAGGAAGTATTGGCATGATTGCATCTTCTTCAGTCTCATTACCTAAGTATGATTGTGAAATCAACTTAACTGTTGAAAGTGTTCTTTCAGCTAAGTCTACACCACCGTAAGGTGAACCTAATGTGTCGCCTCTTTGGGCTAAGTTACCATGTGGTGAACTACCTGAAGCTGTTTGAGCTGAAGCAAATTCAGCATAACCAGCATCTGGCATGATTGGGATAATCATATTAGCAGAAGTCATAGCAATTTCTCTAAATAGAGGCGCTAAGACTAGCTCGTTTTGAATATCTCTTTCAATATTTGTTGAAACGATTTGCTCAAAGTCTGCTGAAGATACTTGAACACCTGAGTGTTCGTTCACTTTTTGCATAATTGATTTTGAGTAGTCATTGTCCCATCCTTTCCCAGTAGCTAAACCAGCAAATTTTGCATCAATAATATCGTTTTCGAATTCCTTCTTCCAATTACCGTTTCCTTGTCTATCAGCAAAATGTCTTTTAGAATCACGAATACTCATGATTTCTTCAGATTTTTCTGCTAATTGTTTTTCAAGGGAATCGACAACTGTTTTCAGATCTTCATTCTTTTCATTGACTCTAGTTTCTAGGTCGTTCATTAGCTTTTCAGCTCCTGTTAAACCTGCTTCCACTATAGTCTTTGTTTCTTCCTGTTTTGCTTCTTGAGCAGCTTTTTCTTCAGCTTCTACTTGAGCTAGCTTTTCAGCCTGCTCTTGTACTTGCTTTACTTCAGCTGCCTTTGCTTCGGCTTGCTTCATTGCAATTTTAGTCGCAGTATCTTCTGCTACTTTTTTTGCAAATGCTTCAAGGTCGATTGAAGTTTCAGGAGATTTTCTTTCTTCTGACATATCAGTCTCCGTTGATGAGGATTTCTCCTCGCTTGGCTGCTCAATTTTAACAGCGTCTGCTGCTGCGGTTGAGTTAGCCTGTAAAATTTCTTTCTGGTAGCTTCTGTAATCTTCCATAGAATCAAATGATTTTGCTAATCCAAAGGTTGCCCCTTGGTTGCAAGGCACTGAGACTACTGAAACTTCAAAAAGCTCCGCATCTTTTATTTTATATCCATCGGTTTCAGTCATATATTCTGAATCCTTGCATCTGAAACCAACAGAAAATGCTCCAAGGACTCCATCTTTAACTAATTGAGTTACATCGCCGGCAGCTTTAGATATCTTTGCAGTTATCTCTAAGCCTTTATCGGTTACTTCTAAACCACTGGCTCTGCCAATTGGTTTATTGTAATCATGGTTAAAAAGAATAATTGGATTACCTTTATAGTTTTCCAATCCGCCTTTCATCCACGCTTCTGATTCGATAATATCTCCAGCTCTATCTAGTCCGTTTGTACTTGCAGACCCTTTGATATTAACTCCGCCATCATCAGTTTCACCTAATGATTTAAAAGTGCTAGTCCATTGATATATCTTTTCGTTATTTTTTGACATCTTTAACTTCCTTTTTTACAGGTGCTTTCTTAGGTGCAGGTTTCTTAACTTCCTTTACCTTAGGTTTTGCAACTGCTACTTGGACAGGATATCTTTTCTTAACAACTGACAGTACTCTATTCCAAGAACCAAATGCTCTTTTAAGCATAAAGTCTTTAACAGGTACATCGTTGCCAAAACTTTTATAGGTTACTAAATCCATAGTTTCAACGCCTTTGCTGGCTATGAAATCGGATAAAGCCTTTACCATCATGTCTTTTGTCATTCTTGCTCCTCGCTTGGTGGGGTCTCTTGTGGCCTACCACCTTCTTCGGGATTTGCGGCTGAACCTGCGATATTCGCAGGAACTCTTGGTTTATCAAATCCTGAGATTTCTTCAAGTCTTAATGCCTCCCTTGCTTCATTCGGTGTCATAATACCTGAGTTCACAAGTGTAGCATAGTAGCTTGCTTGGTCTCTTAACTCTGGTTGAAGTGCTGGAATTCCAGACACATTCTCATCAAGTTTAAAACCGAAGTATCTCTCGAAAGCATACCTAATCTTGTTAGTGATTGGTAGTATGGTTTCTAAATAATATAATCTATGGTTTGGTCGTAAATTTGCATTATTACCGCTATCCATCAAAATTGGTGGTACACCTAACGCTTTAAGTATTATCTTTTCATTAGTGGCGATGCCATCTTGAAAGTCTAAGTTCTTAAAATTAACTTCTGTTAAGTTTTCCACTGTTAAACCACCATCTAAAAATAATGGTCGTCTTCCACCAGACTGTGGATTGTATCTTGCAACCCAAGCCTGTAACATTCTCTCTTTGATTTTCTCAGAGAGTGTGTTTGGTGATTTCAGTACCAATCCTGGCACTGCTCCATTCTTGAAGAAGTTATCCTGGAATCTTCTCATGCTCGATAGTAACTGCATAGTTCTAAGAGCTGGTTTGAGTCTAGGTACTCCTCTATAAATAGAGTTAAAACTGTTTTCTTTTATGTGTATAATTTCTGAAGGACTATAATCTATACTGTGGTCATAAGTATACTTCTCTACGTAAGTATTCTCGTCACTATGTATAGTCATGTGATCTGCTGGAAGATGATAGAGATGTCTACCATCAAAATAAACAAAGATATTTCCATCAATCAGTAAGTCTATCAAAAGATTTCTTTTAAATGTGCTTACATCTTGAAATGGATTTGGTTCTTTATTTAGTAGTAAGTCTACTCTACTTCTTCTTATGTCTTTCTTTATAGGTTGTACACCTATTATCTTTTCTCCTACATCAAATGGTACTTCAGCTGAATCATCCACAATCATGTTGACCGCTCTATTTACCACTTCTAATGATTCGTAAGCATTTCGATAAGTTATAATATTTTCACGGCTATCAATAGTCATTCCCTCATCACGGGAAATCACATATTGTGCAGGATTTTCTTTTTCCTGTTTATCTCTGCCTAAAAATCTATCGTACCATGCCATATTTTTGTCTCTGTATATCCACCCAATGTTGTTGTTTCTTTGCTGTTAATAACTTTGGTCGTTTTCCATATATGTTATGCAGTTTCAGGTGGTGCATATGACATAAAGTAACAGCTTGGTTATAAACTTCGTCTTCGTTTTCTTTTATGAAATCTTCACGAAGTGCTAGTATTTCTTCTTCTGTCTTAATGGTGATATTTTTTTGTTTCATCCACCATTCAAGTAATTCAGTTAGTCCGTTATAGTGATGAAAGTCCAGATTCTCTGTACTTCCACAGATGTAACATTCCGTCTCTTTTTTATATTTAGACTTGGCCTTGTCACGAACATATTTAACTAAATCTCTTTTTAAAGTCATAAACCTACTTGTATATTAGAATTGTAACAAAAATTTTAGCTCATGTCAAGAACTATTTTTGATAGGTATAATTAAAAGGTAGTGGCACTTGTTTCAAACGAATAGAGTGCATATCGAATCGCGTCTGCCATGTGAGACGCATAGTTATGTTTAGGTTTTTCTTTTAATAGATTTGGATTTGGATCCCACTGATATTGGTCTAAACAAAGTAATGATTCTTTACAACCTTGATGAACGAAAAGTTGGTCATTATCTACTATACCTGCTACTGCTCCGATGCCATCTAGTACTGACTTTTTGGCATTAATAGTGCTAATATCATAGTTTTGTGCAAAGTCAAATCTTGTTTGTTGAGCTGCAGAATCTATGTAAATGTAGTCTATGTCCCACTTAATTATAAGTTTGTTAATTTCTATTGCATGCTGTTCAGTAGTTCGTTCACTATCTAAATATTCGTCTACTAAATAGTATTTATCTGCGTCCCAGTCATACGCAATCACACAGAAAGCTGTAGGATCTTTGTACCCTACGTCCATTCCTGCAAAAATATCCATTCTTCCAGTTTCTAGTTCGGATAAATCTGCAATCTGTGTTTCATGATTAAATGCCCATACCTGACCTTCAAAAACATTGAAGTCAGCCATATATTCCTGATTAAATTCAGCTTCTGACATCGTCTTTTTAGCTTCGTCAATATCTGTTTGTGATAATCTAGGATTTTCGTGATAAGTTGCTCGTACTGAAGCCCACTCTGGGAACTCATCGCTGAATCCTCTATGCCAGAACTCTGCAAACCAATTATTTCTACCCCGTGGAGTTGAGATAAATATAGCTTTAGAGTTTTCTTTATCTAGTGTAGGTCTTAGTGCTACATTGAAAGCATCTCTGCCATCAACAAGAGCTGCTTCATCAAATATGATGAGATCATAACTTCTACCTACAACAGAGTCTACTTGGTTAACAGAACCCATACGAATTGTTGAGCCATTTGATAGCTCAATAACTTTATCTTTTGCATTATCTCTAGTAACTTCTAAATCAAAGTGTTTAATCAGTTGTCTTTGTAAATCAAATGAGATTTGTGATAAAGAGTAGTTAGGCGACATAAGTAAAACATTAGAACCTGGTACTAATGTGATTAATTGTCCTATGATATTTGCAATATAAGTTTTGCCCTGCCTACGAGAAATCGCAGCACATACAAATCTATATTTGGGGTTGTTTATAGCGTTGATCAACGCTGTTTGTGATGAATTAGGCTGAACGCCTAGTAAGTCCATGTAACCATTAATAGGTAACTTTATAAATTTTCTTTCATCAAATGTCATTAGTTCATCACTAAGGACATCTTTTCTGCTAATGGTTATCAATGTATTGTCTCGTTGAAAAATAATAATGTATCGTCTTCGTCATCGAGAAGACCCGCCTCTTTGGCTTTTTCGTAAAGGTATAAAAAGGAGGCTGACATCTGTTTTAAGTTTTTTTCTGATGATGAGAGGTTTCGTTTATCTGCTACCTCTAACATTTTTGCTAAAAAATTATGTGCATGAATTTGACTTTCATCTAACCATACTTTTCTTCCGTCAGTTGTGGGTAATCCCATATTTTCTCCTTTCTACCATTTAACTTTATTTGCCCAGTATGCTGCTGACATCTTGCCTCGGGCAATATTTCTTCTATGTCTAGCTTTAAAACTCTTACGCTTCATCTTCATTCTACGAGACTCTCCAGCTTTAGGTTTCCCTGCTGTTTTAGCTCCTTTTTGTCCAAAACGAATAGTTTTAATTTTATTTCCAACTTTTGCCACTACTATGTGTGACTTGGTTCTGTGGCCAGGGGTTCTTTTGGGCTTGTTGAATCCTCTGACACCTGCTCTTTTGAGTCTTGGGTCGCGCTTACGGGGCATATTAGTCTCTAAAATTCCAAAATACTAGTGCGTATCTTGTCCCTGAGGTCACTTTATCTACACCGTGCCACCATTTAGCTTTTATTTCTAAGCCGTCTTGTGGAAACTGTATAGCTTGACCAACTTTTTGTTCTAAAGGTTGCTCTTTATTCTTACCTAGTGAAAGATTGCCACCTTCATAATCATCATTTAAAGGAATAATAACAATATCTTTTGCAGTTTTGTTAGTTCCTTCTTTCCAATAATTACTCTGGCACATCCACATACTATCTCTGTGAGGATTGGTAAAATCTCCTTCCTCATACTTCATTACTTTACTTCTGTAGACAGGTAAACCGTCCCAAGTATCAAAGCAACTTAATTCAGATTGCTGTACGCTTCTGCCTCTGCCACCTTTTTTGAGAACGACAGTATTTGCTTCCAGCTCATCTTTTGTCATGTTCTGTGCATCAACATCAAAGTTTATATCTCTTTTATATATATCATCTTCCCAGCTTTCAACAGAGTTTATTATCTGTTGACAGCGTTCTTTTGATAGTGCGTTCTCAGTGTATTTTAACATTATCTTCCTCGTCTAGGTAGTATTCTTCCTGCTGACCTTTTGCCAAAGGTTGCTCTTTTTGGATTTAGTGTTTTACCAAATCTTGGACCAATTGCCTTTGGAGCTGCACCATAAAATCCTGCTGAGCTAGACAACGGGCTTTTTGTATTAACAAAAGTTCCTGCTGCTGCATTCAAATCTCTGGTTAGTCCTCTTTTTAGTTTATGTTTACGAATCTTCTGAGTACCATGTACACCAGTAGGGCCGCTTAAAAATGAACCTGTTCTAGCCATTTCTTTCTCCTATAAGCTTTTTAATTTGCTTATCCCGAAAATTACACTCCTGCATAGTTGCGTAATTTTTCATTTTTACTAATTGGGAGAGGGCTCTGCGTCTTGTTATTACTACAGTAGCCACGGTTTTTTCAATCGCCGAAAGCTGTTGAGTCATTTCAAACTTTTTAGCTAGTGTGCGACTGTTCATTTACCTTCTCCTTCTTCGTGTTGTTTTTCTTTTTCGTTTAACAAAGGTTGATACGTTTCTAGGTTTGCCACCAGGATTACCTGCTCTCCTCTTGCGTGTTACTGCAGATCGTTTCTGCGCCGAAGTCATTCTTCGAGCTTTACTAGCTGGTACGCATTTGGGATAGCCTCCCTTACTTCGTGCGGATTTTCTTCCACACGGAGGGTGTCCTCCTCCTTTTCTCTTACGAGAAATATCTACCCAACCTTCTTTGAACCATTTTGTTAGTCCACCTTTAGGTTTTGCCATTACTTCCTTCTTTTACGTCCAGTACCCATACGATACCTTCCGCCTTTGGCTTTGTAAGTTTTTACTAGCCATCCATTAGCATATGCTGATGGGTATACCTTAAACTTTCTCTTTGCTTGTGCTTTTACTCTTGCATAAAGAGTAGGGTTTGTAGGTACTGGCCTTTTCTTAGCGGCCTTTCTTCTTTTTCTTGCCATTGAATCTCCTCAATGCATAGTGGGCGTTTCAGCCCACTATACCCCCGAAATGTTTATTTATCTTTCGCTTTGCCAACATTTAAGGCAAACCAGTCAACTAGTTTATAGACTTTCTTCATCCAACCGTCATCTATAGGGGTTGGAGTTAAAGCTGCTATTAGAGAACAGATCATTACTATTGTTGGTAATACTGCTATCCATGCTTGGAGCCATTCAAAGAATCCTAACATACTTATCTCCTATCGTACTAAAAAGTACTCCTTGCGATGTATACGCGTCCTAGTAGCCTTGGCCACCTGGATTATCCTGCAAAGTGTCTAATTGACCTCTCCACAGACCTTCCTTATTCACTTTGTTTCCATGGCTAAAAAACCAAGGTAACCCAGTAACATAAGTATTTAAGATCCTCTCGAGTCGAGTTTTATGCTCTATCTTCACTGTGCATCTATACAGCTTTTTACAACTGTAATCGACAACATATAAACCGCCAAACAGGCCGTCATTATTTTCTAATTTTCTTGCTTCGTCTAAATTCTTAACACAAATGGTATTGAAAGTGTCATGTCCAAATTGAAATGACTGTGCGTTGTTATTTGCGTCTCGAGTGATCGTTATTACTTCATTACGAACGCTAATTGTATGTGCATCAGCCCAGATACAGAACGGTTGTAAACCTATAGCTTGTTGGTTAGTTCTGCTTTGTCCTTCTAATTTTTCCCATGTTTCTTTTTTGAAGAATCTAGTATTTCCTCTTCTAGAGAATAAGTCACCATACAACACTGGCACTTCCCTATCATTTGGAACTGCGTTATCGTTGTAAAATGCTCTTGCTATTTGATATGGTGTTTTTTGCATAATTCTTTGTAGAAGGGCGGATTGGAGACCCCTCGATATTTTTCCGTGTCATGATATAATATCATGCTTTTGCGTTTAGTATAAGGTCATCCAATCCTAAATTGTTGATCACCTCCTCGGTAAACTACTTGCAGGGTTTGTTTCTTTTACGAATTCCTGACTGTAAAGCTTTTGGTAATTTCTTCTGCGCTGCAGATAAACAAGGTTTGAGTCCGCTCATACCTTTTTTCTTTTTACCTTTTCCTTTCTTCTTTGGTCGGCCTCTTTTAGAGCCGTAAGTTCCTTTGCCTCTTGGCATACTTCATCTCCCTAAGTCCAACGAGGTGGCTCGTCTGGACACTCAGCCCATCGTAGTTTTGTTTTGAGGGGCATAAAACAGTGACAAATCTTACAAGTTTTCCAAAACTTACTATAGTTTGGACACTGTTCACAAATCTTTAATCTTTCTTTATGTGACTTTTTATTCGAAGTCCGCGTACCAATTCGTTCCATACTCATTTAATTTATTAGTCCACCATTCTTCGTTATGTAGACTTACATGAAAATTAGTACCATCACTAAACTTTTTAATTGCTGGTTTAGTATCAATATGAAAATACACAGAGTTTCCTAAAAAGAATATTGAGTGTAGTACACTATCGACTTCTTCTGGTAGTATGTGTTCCATCACATCTACACATAGTACTAAATCGAAAAAGTTACATTTATATCCTGCTAGTTTATTATACTTAGCTACGTAAGGATCGTATAGTGTTGGCATTGGTATACCCCAATCTTCGTGTACATTCTGTCGAGTGTACTGCCAACCTTTACCACAACCAAAGTCTAAAACATTGACAGGATTTACTCTGTCTATAACTTTCTTAATTATATCTTTGTTCTTTACTGTTGTTCTACCACTCATTGTAGTAGTGTTTTTATGAACCCAGACATACTCTTTAGCAAGTCTTTCCTTATCGATCATCTTGTTCTTTTACGATTAGGGTTGTGTGATCTTCTCTTTAAATTTTTCTTTCTAGCAAGTAATCTTTTCATTCTGCTAGTAAGTTCTGGAGACTCATTCTTTTCTTCTGAGTGCTCCACTGCCTTTTTCAAGGCTTCTTTTATTTCGTTAGCCATGTAAGTGCTTCCTGTTTAGTTTTAAATATTTGGTGGTCTATTCCATCTCCTTTTAGATGCCATAGTCCTCTTTTTTCATAAAGTTCTACACCTTCAGGTACTTCTGTTTTTACCTTTTTCATTTTAGGTGCTTTTGTTATATCTTTTTTAGAATAATCTAATTCCATTGTTTTCTCCTATGAGTGCATACTCCATATTGTAAATATGACGGTTGCTGCTCCGACAATAACCCCACCAGCTGCAGAAATCAGTATTGTTTCTACACGCTTTAAGCTATTATCCATGTCGTCAAAGCGGTTAAATGCAGTTTTCCATCGCTCCGCGCAGACTGCTTCATGCCTAGCTAGATCGTTTGCCACTTGTTCAGCGTCCATTTGTTACTCCCTTTTCTTAACTTTTGTATTAAATACATGATAATTATATCAAATTACCAACCTGATGTCAAGTACTATTTTCGTATGGTATAGATTTTTACAGGTTCTGACTTACCTTTTACAGTTACCTCGTCAAGAAACTCATAATCATAACCATCTACTAAACTGTGCTCAGATATAATTAAGTCAGCATCATATTCTTTACAGCTAGATTCTAGTCTAGCAGCCAGATTGACGCTATCACCAAGAACGCTGTAATCAAAGCGAGTGCTGCTGCCAAAGTTTCCAACGACACAGTCCCCGGTGTTGATTCCCGCTCCTGTATTAATCTCATCCAAGCCTTCTTCTCTGAGTTTTTCATTTAACTCCTCCAATGCCACTCTCATTTCGAGAGCTGCCTTTGTTGCATTTTCGACATGATTCTCGTCTGGACACGGCGCTCCCCAAAATGCCATGATGCAATCTCCCATATATTTGTCTATTGTTCCCCCATGCTTGAGAATAATCTCAGTCTGATTATCAAGGAAACGATTAATGAGGCTCGTAAGTCCTTGTGGATTCTTTTGGTATTTTTCCGAAATCGGGGTAAATCCTCGTATATCAGAAAAAAGAAAAGTGAGTCGTGAAGTTAACCCACCCAATCTCAGTAATGTTGGGTCTTCCTGTAATTTTTTTACTAAGTCGGGACTAACGTATGTCCCAAATTGTTGTTTGATTCGAAGTTTCTGTTGATACTCCGATAGGAAACTCAGAAAGGTATGAATACTCCAAAAGAGAACGGATATAATTACGATTCCACTAACGTCAAGCAAGTAAGAAGATTTATATAGATGCCAGGCTCCATATAAACTTCCTCCAGTTATCAGTAATAGTGCGGGAACGGAAAGCCAGACTGACCTTGATGCAAAAGCAAGTATTATCAGTGCTAGTAGTGTTGCGATGATTTCTGCTCCTGTAGCCCAAGTTGGTTGGCTAGGTGCGGTTCCTGTAATTAGATTGTGTAGAATGTTCGCTTGGATTTCGTGTGGGTATTTAGCCCCCGCAGGGGTCGGCACTGGGTTAGTTATACCCTCTGCAGTCGTGCCGAATATAACGAACGGAGCTTCTATTGGTTTCTTAAGAAACTCCAGTCCGCTTTGTTTGTAAAACTTCGTATTCCAATTTAAAAAGATACGACCATTCGCATCTGTATTCATCAGTGGGTAGTTTGGGATTCTTATCCAATCAATACCTTCTGGTGTTGTTTTTAGCTGGTACGAAGGATCGTTTACGGCGACTCTTAAGAGTTCCAAGGCGAAACTCGGGTAAAGTTTTGACTGCACGTTTACGACTAGGGGAATGCGACGAGTAACCCCGTCTATTTCCGGCGTAGCGGTTACTACTCCGATTCCCTTTGTTTTTGACTCCAGCGTAGACGCGGTAGGTAAAATTCCTGGTAGTTCGAATAGCCATGGTAATGGGTCCTCTCCTAACTGAGCAGTACCTACATGAGGGTTTGTCCCAGTTACTTGTGTCGATGCTGCTGAAGCAAGGACTGTTGGTATGTATTGCATTCGCATAGCAAAGTAATTATCATAATCTTTGCCACGAATGTCGGGGTTTGGCATCAAGATTGTAAAACCTGGTACGGCCTGTGTAGTAGTGATTAAGTCACCAAACACTGACCTAGGTAATGGCCATCCGCCATAAGTCTGTAGAAAATCTTCATCAAGATCAACTATCAGAATGTTCTCGTTCTGTACTGGTTCGGTATTCATGATTAAGTAGTCGTAACCAATTAGTTCGACTCTTTGCATGACACCAGGATTCCATATAAGCAATCCCATAAACAGTACTATTGTGATAACTTTATTTAGCACGATACATTTACGCCTGTAATATGATGGTAATTAAAATCTCTGCATTCTGAAGCCTCTTCATACAAGTAAAAGTTTCTTATTATTACTGCTGCAAGAATCCAGTTTGTAAGCACCATTTGCTCCTCTTCTAAGTTAGCTGCTATAATTGGAGTTAATACAGATTTGTGTAGTAAAAATTCTGCAGCAGACGGCTTTTCCGGCAGTAAAAAGTTGGCTTCCTTTATGTGCGGGTTGTTTCTAGTAAACACATATGAAGTTGTCATGTCAACCGCATTGAGAATATAGTAAGCTCTTAGTGTTCTCTTAGTGGGTTCATTGTTTATCTTTATAAATCTAAGACGCTTTTTCTCAGCAGCTTCTATTTGAACAGAGTCTTGCTTCATCTGTTCATAGTTGAATGGAGTTTCAGGTAGTGTTAAATCTAAGCTATCCGCTTGATTGTTTGACGCTAATAGTAACATCGGCACCATTACCAACGACAACATTGTAAGCTTTGCCATCTTGTTCCAATATAATGTTATATCCAGTTTGTCCATTTATATCTAACCTTACACTTTGATTTACTTCTCGAATGAGAGTAAGAAACTCTGCATCTCCAAAAGTTGTAATCTGTGTGCTTGCATCTTGTCCGAATGTAGTACCTTTTAAATCTACAGGTGCTGCTCCAACGGATGCGAGTTCATTATTATCTAGTTCATCTACTGATTCTATTATTTCTAGTAGATCTTCCAGGAAGTTAGTTCCTAGGTAGTCTATGTCAAGTTCTCGAAAGTCTTCCTCTACTTCTAATAAGTCTACATCGAGCCCGTCGTAAGCGAGGTAGTCGATATCAAGAATATTAGTACCAGAGTCGTCACTTCCAGACGATCCCTCATTTTGTTGTATTTCTTCATTTTTCTTAGGTGGTGAGACAATCAAAAGATTGTCTATCAGATCTAGTGTTAAGTCGAGGATAACAGGTTTAGTAGGACTCTGTTCCCATACAGTTGTAACAGTAGATTGATACGGTTTATTTAGTATTACCTGTCCTAAAGCAGTTGCTACTACAATCTCGCCAGAGGGCAGTCCGTTTGCATCTGGTAAGAGTATCACCAATGACTTACCGAACTCGTCAACGGTAACAGTAAAGTCTGTTCCTCGAATTGCGATTTGTGCTGTTGGTGTACTAATGTTGATATTCTGTTTGTTTATCTGTCCTATCTTACCAGTAATAAATCGAGCAGTGCCACTTGCAAATTGCATACTCATCTTTGACTTGTTTGGATTTGGGTCAAAGATTACTTCGTCTATAACAAGTTTGCTATGCTCTGTGAGTCGAACTTGACTATCGTCTATGAATGTGATACCTAGTCGCCCATTAGCTGTACGCACATCATCCATTTGTTGAATGTCTTGTTCTAAAGTTGCAGGTAAGGTGTCATCTCGAATGACGGCACCTTGCCCGCGTAGTTCCGTGATTGCGCCTATATCAGCAAGAAGTGGATGTACCACCATCAGACTGAATAACACAGATGTTACTGTTTGACGCATCGCTCTCTATTTTTAACCAATCGAGTGCTAGTGTTGATTTTTGTTGTATTTCAATAGTATTTGTACTACCATTTAAATCCAAGTAAAAATAACCTGCATCACTCGATGAGGCTCCTTGACCAGTTTTGGTCAATTCCATTGTATTACTATCTCCTAAGATATCCATATACGCAGTATAGTAGTCAGAGTCTATATCGAATGTTAAATCGTTACTGTCTCCGTCTAGTATTAGATCTAAGTCTAAATAACTTGCTCCTGCATTTTCACCGATGTCCCAATCAAAAACGTTTGAGCTACCTGTTACATCTACATTGATGTTTGCAAAGTCAACTGTATTTAGTCCTGTAGTATCCATAGAAAACTCGAATGTATTTGAATCTCCATCAAATTCGAAGAAACCAGTAAAGTTTTCGCCTAATACACCGTCAGTTAGAAATTTATTTGAAGAACCAATCTGGTTAATATCCAATGTCCATGTACCACCGTTTAAGATAGCTTTTGTCATAGAACCGCTTGTTGCATCGTCACCACCAATAAGGTTGTTCGATCCTAGTTGCTCTAAGTCAATATTGACATTGTTTCCAGTTTGATCTATGTAAATTTCATTGTCTGCATATAAACCAAAGGATAGTAATAAAAGTAATATTCTCATTACTTCTCTCCCCAGTACTTCCAGTACCCTTTCTCTTTGCCGTCTTTTATCAATTGAACTACTGCAGTTTCAAGCGCTGCTTGTATTGCAATAGATTTACTTTCATTCATTGCAGTTCCGCTTTCAAACTCTACGAGCTTTGTGCCTTCTGCTATAAACCTAAAGAAGTCATTTGATACTCCGACAGAGAGTATTTTCTTTGACGTAAGGATTTCCATTAAGATCTCTCCTGTACTCACAGAAACTAGTCTTAATGAGACCACTACGGTATCCTCACGATATTGCTTGGAGTTACCAATGCCTAAATATCTAGCACCTATACCTCCTGTTAATAGATTAGTGTTATAATCTACTATTCCCCCTTCAATGATTAATCCAGCAAACAGTAGTGGAAGCTGCTCGTCTTCATCATTAAAACTTTGTCTAGTCTGTCTTATTAATTGTCTTTCTCTAGTTAAGTGGTCAAGGCCACCTCTTTCGACAACTTTGAAGAATCCAGACTGTTTGAGTGCTCTTATGAGGTATGTCTCGGGAGCCATAGTAACAGCAGTACTGAAACTAGCTATACCATCGACACTCTTTCTTTGTCCTGTTGAATCTGTAAATTTGTATACGGCCACCACGGGATATCGTGATGGTTGTGGAATTGTTTTAATTGCATCTGTAACTGGCGTATTGATAATAGCATCTCCAGAAAAGCATTGCGCTTTTCCGATAATAGTTACAACATCTTTATAGTCTTCGTCTGGATTTGTTAAGCAAGGTGACACATATTTGTAATGTGTAAAGTTTGCACAACTAGCCAGTAGGAAAACCGAAGTCGCCAATAGGGATTGTAATGACAGTCGTTTCACCAGTAGCCTCATTAAATATGGTCATTGTAATTGATATACCATCTGATGTCCATGTAATCAGATTATCAAACAACATGAATGATCCTTCCGATGCAGGGTTTTCTCCGAACAACTGGTCTACTAGCTGTCGAGATAACTGTGCGTATACTCTACTCTCAAAGTTCTTTATAAATCTTGCGAGAGTACTATTATTTTCCTCTCGTTCTGCGGCTTCTTTGAGTGCTTTAATTTCTGCGGCGATTGCCTCTTTTCTTGACATCTCTTGTGAGTCAATTGTAAGATAGTGGCTAGATGTACCTACACCACTGAATGAAGGATTTTTGAATCCAAACTTTATTTCATCCGCGTTTAAGTCTGCTGCAATTGCTATAAAGCTTAATATAAATAAAGCTCCTATAACACTATTTGCAACTCTGTTATTTAGTTTTCTTTCGTTCATTTTCTTTTAACTGTAAAACTGTGTCCAGTTTCTTTTGCAGTCGTATCATGTCATTATCCAACATTCTTATCTGGTCGATAAGTTGTAGTATGGTAATTTTCATTTCTTCGATTGCTGGGTCTATCTTCTCGGTCACTGTAGTCCATACGAAGTATACGAAATATCCAAGTCCAACCATTGCAACAACTGGAAATCCAAATTGTTGTATGGCATCAATCACGTCTTGCATCGATACTCCCACTTTCTACAAAGTTTTCTGCTCTTGCTATTTTTTCTAAGTCTGGTGCAAGTCCCAGCGCGGATGATACACTCATATCTATTTTAATCATATCATTGTTCATAACTTTGATACGAGTAATTAACATCTTAGAGATTCCTCGAACTTCTTCTGTATCTCCAACAACGTCATCCATAATCTTTCTTATGATGAGAAATATAAAACCACCCATAAACAGTGCTGCAGCGATAGGTGCTCCAACTTGTCCGATTACGTCAAATATCTCACTCATAAGTACTTAATCATTTCTTGATTGATTGCCATACATCCAAACATGCCAAATAGTACAGTAACCTGTATAATACTTGCATAAGTAATTTGTCTCATTGGATGCATATCTGTTAACTTCTCTATCATGCTTTCTGATGGCGATAGGTTAACTATTTGTAATGCTTTCCTAGAAGCCGATGCTTTCTCCGCATCCACATCTATATGTTTCTTTTGGGTTGTTAAATCTGAATTCTTCATTTAGTCCGTCCGTGTGCCAATCAATAGTCATGCCTTCTAAATAAGGCGCAGAGTTAGGGTCTACCCTAAATCTAATCTTGCCCCAATCTATTACCAGATCATCTGAATAATTTTTAGGGTTAAAAGCAAAAAGATACTCCATACCACCGCAGCCACCCCCAGTAATACCAAGTCTAAAAACAAAGTTGTCTTCTGCGCTCGCTTTCTGTATAAGTTTAGTATACGCCTCATTAGTAATTTCTATCATCTATCTAATTTAAATAGTCTCCAAACATTTTGTATTCTGCTTGCTTTCATAAATTTGTGTATTTTTCTGAACATTTATCCTCCCAGTTCTGAATAGCCTTTCTTATTGCGTCTTCGGCTAGAACTGAGCAGTGAATCTTTATTGGCGGCAACTGTAGTGCCTCGGCAATATCTTTGTTCTTAATTTCTTTTGCTTCTTCTATAGTAAGTCCTTTTAACATATCTACAAACATTGTAGAAGACGCGATAGCTGAACCGCATCCATATGTTTTAAATTTTACATCAATGATTTTTTCTTGTTCGTCAAGTTTAAGTTGTAACTTCATGACATCACCACAAGCGGGTGCTCCTGTCATTCCTGTAGCTATATCGGGGTCGTTCGGGTCAAAACGGCCTACGCTAAATTGCTTAGGACTGTTCAGTACTCCTTCGAACCTTTCGATAACTTCTTTACTATATGCCAATTTTCTTTATACCAAATACATAGTTTTCAGCTGCATCTTCTGCATACGCTTCACTATGTCCTTTGTAAAATTCGGTAGCTACTAATACACCCTCTGGGTTGTAGAATCTAGCACCAAATACTCCTTTGTCTACGATTGTGTCGGCTCGTAGATTGCCACTCATGTACGTTGATAGTTCTTGCATTTTTTTCCTCATATTTTATTTCAACAACTTCTCCATCAGTTTGCCATAGTTGCCTTGCCCGAAAGGGAGTTCGTTGATCTGTACATTTGTCTGATTTTTGACATTTGAGGTTTTTGCTTTTTCTAGTTCTGCCATAGCTTTGATTTCATCCATACGCATTTTGTGTGCCATTTGTATTAAATCCGCTAGGTCTTTGTTAGTATAAATTTGAGATTCTTCGCTCTCTTCTAGTTTGCGCTCAATAATATCGTCAAGTGTGTTTGCTAATTTAAAACGATTTCTGTAACCTGTATCTAGATACACTTGATCGATGTACGCTTTGATTTCCCGTTTTCCTAAAAATTCTTGCACGGTGTTTTCATCTATTTTCATTCTGGCGCACACGGCTGGTATGCTTCCTAATTCTAGATAGTTGTTCGCTATTTCAAGCCCTTCTGGACTCATCTTGGTTACAATTTCATTTTTCATATTTTGATTATACCAAATTTTAATCCTCGTGTCAAGAAGTATTTTCGTATGCATCGTCACGATGCTCTGTGCGCGTCTTTTTACTCTTTTCCAAAAAATCCAAAAGTCGTACGCGCAGGGGGGTGTGGGCGAGACAGGGGAGCAAGGTCTACTAACCCCCCTATCATATATGCTAGACTGTGTCAACTGTTCTTTCAAGAAAACTGCCAAAGGGCGATTCTTGAAGGCTCACTACTTGACATCTATTATCAAATCTTTTCTTTTGCTCATCACAGATTTTTTCTGCTATTGCTTTTGCTTCTTCGTCATTCTCACACCAAATATTTAATGAGAATTCTACTCTATATCTTTCCATATTATTTGCCCTCCAATTTAATTTTTAGCTTATGGATTCTATTTGAAATATTGAAATACATTTTTGAGCCAACTCTAACTTGCTTTCTAGCTTTGAGCCAAACTTGAATTTCCCTTTCCATTTCTTTTTTCGTTTTCATAATATAATTATACACTCCTTATTTTAAATTTGCAAATCTTTTTTTCTTAAAAACTTGAACATGGTTTAAAATTTGTTTACCCTTCGGGTTAATCTAAACTTGTTTAGATAAACAAATTTTAAACCACGAACGCCTTTTTGTCAACTTTTGTGACAGATTATTTTTCGGGTTTCTCATACACGATTTTAGCAAAAATGTCAAATTTTGTGACAGAATTTTTTGCGAACTTTTGAGAAATGTTTTGCAAACTTTAGAGAAAAGATTTATAATTTATATATTGTTAATAATTAAATGGAGACAATATAAGAATGGAAATATTTTTAATACCTATGGGACTGCTAATACTAGCAATCGGATTTATGATTAATGGGGGAAGATAATGCACGATAAATTATACATGCACTTACTGAAAGCCAAACATCAAGCCGAGAAAGAAAGGCTAGAAGTTAAGCAAAAACTAGACCTATTCAGAAAAGCGAATAGACATGCTAAACTTACTAAAGCGATAGGCTCAGAATATAAACAATTCGAGAAACAAATCAATTCATATAATGGGTTGATTCGTGGACTGAAAGAAAGACTAAAACAAGGTTAAAGATGTTGACCTTTAGCAACAACATCACAAATGGAGAAAATATTATGGTAGATAAACCAAAATATTATGAAGATATGACTAAATCAGAAATGGTAAAAATCATATCTGAATCAACAGGGATTAAACTCCCAGCACTCGAAAGAGCAACGAAGATTGATATTTCTAATATAGCGAAAGCGTTAAAAGTATCGGCAAATTATAAGGGGGCGAATTAATGTCACCTCATAGCACGAGGGCAACGCATACTATTGTATGCGTTGTCGATACTGAAACAACTTTTATCAATGAAACGCCTAGAATGGTTTATCATTTTGGGGCGACCTTTGGAGACATTGAGCAAGAGAATTCTTTTAATGTTGTTAAAATGGATTATTATGTTAAGGAAGTTATCGAAGATTTATCTTTATTCTTACATCAGAATAAAGAGGGGCATAACTTTGGATATAATAAATCTATGGCTAGAGCATTAAAAGACGCTATTAACAATCCTCATAAGGTTAAGAAATGGAAAGATATAATAAAAGAATGGCAAGACTATTTACACGCTATGAATGTTCAATATCTTACATCTTATAATTTCAATTTTGATATTGGCACAGATTCAAGCGAAATTGCCACCATTAGAAAAACACATCAACAGCTAACAGATAAGACTTTTTTCTTACCTCGTAATGTTGATTATTGTTGCTTAATGGATATAGGGGCAACTTTGTTTATGAATAGAAATTATCTTAATTGGGTTAATTCCTTAGATGAGAATGAAAAGAATCAGATGACTACAGAAAAAGGAAATTTATCTTATTCGGCTCAATCTTGTATGCGATACATAAACCGAGATTTATGGTATCAAGAACAACATACAGCATTAAGGGATTCATTACTTGAATTTCAATTATTCGCACATTTTTGGGGTAAATGGAAATCAATAATAAAAAAAGAGTTTGTTAATAATGTAAATACTCCCTCGTGGCAACATCTTAAAAAGGGTTATTCGGCAACGAAAAAACGCCAATTAAGAAAAGGGATTAAATCGAAAAAGGTTGCTAAAAAGAAAATGCAAATACAAACCGAGCTAAACTTACAAGGGGGTAAATAATGGCTAAACAATTAGAATTAAATTTTGATCCAAAATCGGCAATGGTTAAGGAAATAGAAAAAGATGTTCCAGACTTTAAAAAGAATGGATTTAAAACAAGGGACGAATATTTGGTTGCTTGTGAATTTGATAGATGTGCAAGGCACATGGAACAAATGAAAGGGGGTAAAAAATGAGATATATGTCAGAATTTGAAAGGCACGATAGAAAACTTAGAAAGATTAAAAATTGGTTAACTGTATTAGCTATGCTTTTAATTTTTATAGGATTGCAAGGGTTTTTACCCTTGCCACGCCTTGAATCTACATTTTTCATATTTACAGGTAATGCCTGTATTTTTTGGGTTGCTATGGTAGATGAAGATAAAAGATTATTTCTTTTTACTTTGTTGATGATAATTGCACAAATTTCTAGGGTGGCATTATGACTTTTAGAGGAATGAAAGCGTATCTATATCTTAAACTTATAACTCGATTTTGTGATAGACTTTTTAATATAAATCAGAAAATCAGAATTTATGATTTAGATGGAACTATAATAGATTCGAGCCACCGAGCAAAGCATAATGAATATGGAAAATTAGATTTAGACCATTGGAAAGAAAACAATACTAAAGAAAATATTTTTAAAGATGATTTGCTTCCTATGTATTGGCAACTCGTAGCCGATTATAAGAATGGCGATTATATTATTTTATGCACAGCTAGAGAAATGGGAAAATGGGATTTAGAATATTTGCATACAATGGGTATTTATTACGATAAAATTTTATGTAGAAATGAAAATGAAAATACTGCCGATTGGAAATTAAAAAGGCGTTTACTAAATCCATATTTTAATTTGAAGCCATTTAGAAATATACAAAAATATTTCTATGATGATAACGATTCTAACCTTTTAGCCATTGGCGATATGGGGGCGACTTGTTGCAACGCTAAAGAATGGAATAACAAATTTAGCAAATAGAAAGGGGGAACAGGGGCGAGAAATCGCCCCACTTTTTTTTTCAAAAAAAGACTTGACTTTTACCCCAAAATCCTGTAAAAAAATCCACAAAAAAACTTGTCACAAAACTTGACTTTTTCTCGTGCGTGGTTTAAAATTTGTTTATCTAAACAGATAAACCCGAAGGGCTAGCAAATTTTAAACCAAGAACGATTTATCAACCTTCACAAATCCATAACACGAAACGCCAAAAATGTCAAGGGTTAATTTTCAAAAATTTTGTGATATAATCACTAGGTGAATTTACTTTATAAATATAGAATCGTCATGGAATTAATCAGAACTGTAATTCCTGTTATTATGGTCATATTACAGGGCATAATTATTTTTAAATTATTTTCATAAATCGCTTGACAATAGGGGCGAAATCGCCGATAATATTTATATTGATTGAGAGGGAAACAACCGAAAGGGAAACGAACTCGACAGACTAGGAAAGACAACAGAAACATAGACACAGAAACCCACTCTCTAAGAATCGAACTCGCAGAACTTCAACCACCTCCGAGACTGAGTCGCTGACAAGGTCAACAGGGAATGAACTCAAAATCAAGACAGGCTAGGAAGTCTCGACCAACTAGCCGACCGAGAGGGAAAGGACTCATACTCCGAGATTATATCAAAAGAGATTGTTGGACTTCCCCTCTCACTTTTTTTCACCGATTTTTTCGGAGGACTGCCCCTGCCCGAGATTTGAGAAATCCTGACGCGCCCTGCGCCAACGCAGTGCAGTGTCGAAACGAAACGTGGTGCGGGTGCGCCAAAGGCAGTGCAGTAACGAAACGAGAGGTCTGCGCAGAGCGATCCGACTTATCCACAGGTTATCCCCAAGTCTCTGTGGGTATCCCGCCCCCCACCCTATTATTGTATCACACTTTGTCGCTCTTGTCAAGTCTTTTTGAAAATAAAAAACCCGCTTTCGCGGGTTCTGTGATTAGGAACAGATGTCGATTAATCTTTTGATTGTTTCTGCATTCGCTCTCTCAAGACTGTTTAAGAAACCTTTGTCGGCTTTGATTACCACCTCTAATTCTGCAACTAATGTTGCTTTAGTTTTTACAACTTTTTTCGCTTTTTCGTTTTTCATTTCGTTCTCCTTATTTATAGATATAATTATACGCACATTTTCTAGGATATCAAGAACTATTTTACATTATTTTCAGAAATTACCACAAAACACCAAAAAACCCGCCCCAACTGCCTGAAAGCCCCTGTTTATGCGGGTTTCACGGGCACGCTCCGCGCCAAACGCCCAGTGCAGTATCGAAACGAAGTGCGAAAGTGAAGTGCCAAAGCGAAGTGCTAAAACGAACTAGTCTATAATTAGGTTATTTATAGTATATCATACATTTGGGCGGGTGTCAAGGGAATTTTGCACAAATTTGCGTTTTTTGCGACAAATCGCAACGAAGGTTGGTGGTTTCGCGTCCCGCCCCCCGAATCAAATGCTGATAAATTATAAATAAATCACATTTATTGTTGACACAAGTGATAAAAGCGAATATAATATATACATATTAAAAAGGAGGCAAAAGTGAAATACAAGAAAACAATCAAATCAAAGTTTTTTCATAAAATCCTTGACAATAGAAACAAAAGTGGTTATAATATACTATATAAAATATTTGGGAGAATACTAATGGCAAACGCTAAAAATTATACAGAAGAAATGGTCAGTCAAATGACCGAAGCATACTCTGCTAACCCTAGTAGAGAAACAGTAGACGAACTTGCTCAAACTTTCGGCAAAACAACTAGAAGTATCATTGCTAAGTTGTCAAGAGAAGGAGTATACATCGCTCAACCTAGAACTACAAAATCTGGTGAACCAGTTGTAGCAAAGTCTGAGTTAGTTGCTCAACTCGAAGCACACTTTGGAATTGAACTACCTACACTTGTCAAAGCAGGTAAGCAAGACCTACAAAGATTGGTCGACACAATCGCATCTTAATTGTTGAGGAGTGATTACCCTAAGTAATCAATTTTGAAGAGAGTATCTATCTGAGGTAAGTGTCTACGGAAGCACACCTAAAGAGGAAGTAGCAAGTTCGACTCTTGCACCTCAGATATCTCTGCTCTGCTCAAAGTTTAGTCAGTAAAAAAATCGCTTTTTCTATTGACAAATCCTTAAAAAGCGAGTATAATATATTTATATTCAAAAAAAGGAAAACCCACTGGGACTGGGCATCTGGAAGTGATGACATAGTTAACACTTAGAATTAAACTGTTTGCCCTACCCACCTTTCAAGAAATAAATCAAAATTTTTCTTGACAAATGGTTAAAAAGTGGATATAATATACTTATATTCAAAAACAAAAAAGAATAGCAAAACACGGAGTGAAGTACGCCATTAAAGATACTTCTAGTGTGGCGACACGATAAAATGACTGCCGAACGCTCGTTAGATATTGAGAGAAAGCGTTAGATGAGTTCAATATCCGCTTTTGAGAGTCAGATACAGACATATCCTCCGCAGCAGGAAGCGAGTGTATCTTCGATTGACTTGTCGGTAAAGGGAGTATAAAAGCACGATAACTGCCAGTAATTCCTACACTAAGTCCCTTTTTCGGGCAGTAGGTAGTAAGCGATTTCGTTGACTGCTCTCCAAGTAGTGTATTGGCACTATAAAGTCCTGAGGATTAGTATGAATTACACAGGTAAAACAGTAAATCATACCGTGATTGACGCGTAGATACATCGAGAATATCACGCAGAGTGAGGAAACCACGCTGATTCTATACCACACCCTCAACCGTTTCGGTAGTAGGAAGTAGAGCATAGAACGAGTAGTAAACCAGTTTGACATTTCAGTGTGCAAGGTATGAGATAATTTCAAAACCCACCAAGTAATGAGAGCATAGATGCAAACTTCAAGGGCAAGGAAGTTAGAGGAACATATGATGTACTTTAGTTGAGACTTCCACGCTACCTGCGAGTGAGAACCCACGCGGCGATTCAGGTTTACCTGTCAAAGTAGTAGGGACATTGGGGGCAGTTAGCAACTTAGAGGAAATAGACACCGATTGATGAGTGAGGAAAACAATCGAGTGAGCAAGTGAAAGGTCGATACAACCTCTATTCCAAGTATCGCACTTGCAGTTAGGCATACACTATCGTTGAGGTTTCGAGTAAAGCAATCCGAGATAGAGAGTAATGCCAAGTTGTAGACCGATATCAGTCTGACAGCGATAGTAAAAAACAAATAGTTTTTTCGAGGGAACAGCGCGTTCCCTCTTTTTTTGTCTCAAATAAGTTAACATCAAAATTTCTTATGTTAATTTAAAATAGTTCTTGACAAACAAGATAAAAGTGAGTATAATATATGTATCAAAAGAAAAAGGAAACCACATTTTCCGACATAATGAGTGTGGGGGTCGTAACCGAAAGCGCAGGGGAGGAGTGAAATGACTCCCCACCTAGATTAACTATTATTTATAAGGAGGGCATCATGCCAGCAAAATTTAAACCAAGTGAAAAGATTTACAAGAGAGGAGTTCCAGCAAGAAACTTGCCAGAAAGACACTTCTATCTAAAGAACACTCCTAAAGAGGAACTGTTCTCAGAAATTAACAAGCACAATGTCAAACCAAAACAAAGACAGAAGTGCCTAAACGAACTCGCTAGACGAGGCGTGGAAGTAGTGTGGACTACTAAGGAGAGTGTGTAATGAGAGCATGGGGAACAAATCATGTGTCGCACAAGAAGAAAACTTCACAGGGCAACGGCAGAGGCACATTCAGTATAAATATGAACAAGAACAAAAAGCGTTCTTACAAGAAATACAGGGGGCAAGGCAAGTGAAGACAGCAATGCTAACACAACAGGACTTTCAAGAGTTCAAAAAGAAAGTGGCAATTCTAGGTAGAGCAGGTATTACATTGGATTATACAGTAGCAAAACCAAACCACAAAAAAGTAAAGATAACAATGCGTACACCAGTGGACGCACAAAAGTGGGACGAGGTGTGTGGATGAAAAAATTACTAGACGCAATGTGGGAACCGTTTGACAGCGAAGATGCAACAGAGTGGTTCCTCATACTGTTCGGTTATACAGTATTATTCTTTATCCTATTGGGTGGAGTGATAGAATGGATTTAACAGTATTATTATTAGTAGCAATGTTCTTAGTGTATATGTATTTCAATGACAGGGATGACTGGCGTGGGTAATATAATACGCTTTCCTATTGAAAGGACTGAGATACAACGCTTAGTGAGAGATTTGAGGCATCAGGAAGAAGAAATCAAACTGTGCCTCGATGACCTTGAAGCATTAAATGAACATATAGTCGAGTTAACAGCAGAGTATGAATCCCTGTTAAATCGAGTATGTGAACTAAATCAAATTAATTTAAAAGGAGAAAGTGATGAAGAAAGGTAGTATGCAATACGACCAGTTTGGTCGCAAGAGAAAAGTATCGCATCTTTACAAGAGTAAGAAAGCGACGCCTCAGTTTGCGAAACAAGCAAAGAAACAATTTAAAAAGGAAGAAGATATCTACGCCAGTGCACCTATTGGGGAATATGCTGTGCCTGTAGATAATTCATATAAACAAGACATCAGTAAGCAATATACGGTATCGATTGCTTACAACAAAGGTGCTTATCAAGTGATACCAAAAGGAGAAGTGAAAGACATTGGCAAGTAAACATTATAAAGTGGGAATGAAAGCAAATGGTAGCACAATAGTAGCAATTCGATACCCCGAAGGCACTTCTAAGAAGTATGAACATTGGGAATGTCCTGCACGAAACAGTGTAGAACACATGGATGTCGAATTAGCAGATGGTAGAGTGTTATCCAGTAAGGATTTGATACTTGGAAACAAGTTCAAAGTCGAAGATGTAGAGAAAATAGACAAATTTATATCTAAAATTAGTGGAGGTGTAGCATAATGAGTAAAATTAATGACTATGCTAGGTTTGTTGATAGTTGTACATCGGCAACAAGTAAAGATACTAGCAAAATGTGTGATAGAATGGACTATCTACGAGGAAACTACACAATGCAAGGTGGTGAAGTGCTAGAACAAGAAGTAGATATGGCAAGATTGATGACTGCCCTGATAGGAATGATGGCAGAGAGTGGAGAATTTGCAGAAGTAGTGAAGAAAAAGGTATTTCAGTCAGATAGCAAGTTCAAAAGCGATGAGATTTTCCATATGAAACGAGAACTCGGTGATGTATTATGGTATTGGGTTCAAGGATGCAAAGCATTAGGTTTTACACCTGATGAAGTAATGGATGAAAACATTAGGAAACTAGAGAGTAGATATCCGAATGGTTTTGAAGTAATTAGAAGTGAAGTCAGAGAAAAGGGGGACATATAATGGCAAATCATGTATATTTTAATATCTCTATAGAGGGGATAACAGAGGAACAGCACTCATGCTTGTTCAAAAGCGAAGAAACAGAAAGACCTCATTGGGACGAAAACGAACCACCAATTAAAATGGTTGAGTTAGTAGAAGTCCATGAGCAACCTTTCATGTCTAATCTCGATAAAGAGTATGATGATGAAGGTTGGATTAAAAATTCATGGGATTGGTATGTAAACAACTGTGGGGCAAAGTGGGTTTGTATTGAAGAGTGGGAACATAACATGATTACTGGACACAGTGCTTGGTCACAGCCTGTTGCAATGGTAGAGAACATGCTAGAGTATGCCAGTAATAGATTTGGTATAGAACTTAGTGCAAAAATGACATATGAAGATGAGTTCAGAAACTTTGTAGGAGTAGATGACTTTGAAACATACAGTGAAGAAGGAGAATGGTATTGTATGCACAGTGAGAACTATTTAGATGGTGGTGAGTTAACCGAACTACTAGAAGAAAAGTTAAAATGTGATGTATCTGATGATGACTTTGACTGGTGGGAAGAATACAAAGCAACAGGATTAGTTCCTAGTGAGTGTGTAGACGAAATGGTTTATAACTTCTTTGATACAGGAGAGTTAAATTGGGTAAACTAAGAAAAATTCTAAGAGATTGGATTGACGGAGTGATTGAGAGGTCATTTCAAAGACAAGCAAACAAAATATTTGCTAAGCATGATGTGGTTTACAGAGATGGAGATAACACATAATGGGACAGTATGACGAACTAGTAGAAAGACAACGCATATTGCTAGAAGCAGAAAAGTGGGCAAAAGGAGTGAAAGAAATCCATGCCCATAGTTTCAGTTCGATGTGGTATGATAATAGACCTCAGGACACTGAGGGTGGTAAAAGTGTATTAGATGTATCTTACAATAGTGGACTAATTCAGAGAAAACTAGAGGATGGCAGTATAGTATACTTTGGTAAAGAAATGACACCAAATGAACTAATTGATGAGTATGGGAGAGCTAAAGCGTATGAAAGAAGATAGAGAGTACCAATTCTATGCTTGGGAAAAGCAGTACGGAAACGATGAGGCAATCAGAGTAGCAGCAGATGAATGGGGTGTAAGTGAAATGCAGGTCAGACTGCTAATACAAAAGTGGGAGGATAACTTATGGCTATAAATTACACACAAGACCAAGTAGAATATATTGTAAACCAATACAGACTTAACCCTGATAGAGAAACAGTAGAGAATCTAGCAAATGAACTAGACAAGAGTGTAAAATCTATAATAGGTAAATTGAGTAGGGAAGGAGTGTATAGGAAAACAGAGTATACTACCAAAACTGGAGAGAAACCAATAACAAAACTAGAATTAGTGCAAGACTTAGAAACATTGTTAGAGTTACAAAACGAAGCCCTAGCGGGGTTAGAGAAAGCACCAAAATCAGTATTAAAAATTTTAAAGGAGTCGATATGAGAGTAGCAAAAATACTAGAAACAGCATTAGCTGATAAGCATGGCAAGTATGCAGAAGTGTTAGGACTTGTTGACAGTCCCAGCGGGGTCAAAGCAAGACTAAAGTTTGGAGATGGTCATAGAGAAACCATAACAGTAAGAAAACTAAGAATGGTTCAAGATAAGAATGTACCAAGGTCTAAAGATGGTTGGTTCTAACTAGGAAAAACTTGTGTAAGAGAGGGACAACTTAGTCCCTTTTTTATTGTCTTAAAAATTTTGGATTGGTGGAAGTTGGTGTAGTTTGGAAAGGTTTTGTAGTAATTGCGTTTTTATGTTGGATTGTTAAACCCCAGAATTGAGGTATTTGACTTTTCAATAGTTGATGTAGTTTACACAATTAACAGTCTACATTTACCTATTTAGTATGCTCGCTTTCACTCTCGCTTCGCTTCGTTCAAGCTCTTAGCATAAGATTAGGTAAGCGACTGTAATCGGTGGTTTGTAATGATTAACTATCAAAATTTATGATAATATTATACCATGATTTTCAACAGAATGCAAGAACTGTTTTTCTCGGGTAATTGAAATATGGTGTTCGGGTAGGTTTTGATTGCAATAAAATATTTTCACTGATGTTATCTAGTTGTGTTGTCAAAGGATATTCGACAGATGTTTTTCGTTAAGGACGAACTCTCATTGACAATTTCTTTTTCATAGCGAGTTGTAGTTCCTTTCGTTTGTCCAACTCTCGTGAACGCTTCCTGTAATTGTTCATTTGATTTCTTTTAGCATTGGGTTTTTCGTAGTATTCTTTCTCTCTGCAACGCTCTTTGATTTCTGCTCGTTGACATTTTTTACGGAATATACGAAGTCCTTTCTCGAAGGACATGCCTTTTAGATTAACGCTGGGCATCTGTCCTCCGATTGAATGTCCAACCTCTCTTTCTTAAGTAGTAAACTTTAGATATGATGGAATCTTCACTTCTGCCCAATTTGCGAGTGAGTTCCTCTATCGGCATTACATTATAGTGCCGTTTCAGAAAGTCTACTTCCTCTGTTGTCCATTTATTCATAGGTATATTATACTCGCTTTTGAAGTAAAAGTCAAGAACTATTTTCTCCGAGTTCCTTAAATGCTTTCATTCTAAAGTTCTTGTTCAGCTGCGCTCCAGTAGTGTTTGCAAAATGGTTCAGCAAATATTTTTTGAGAACCTGAGCATCACAGTAAGCAACTTCGACTATGTCGATACCTTCATGCAGTGCAACATACGCACCTTCTAGTTTGTTCATATAGTTTTCTATTCTATCTTCCCACTTGGAAGAGTTCGTGTATCTGTTCTGAAAATTAAAATTAAATTGATTCGTAGCTGATACTTTGTATTCGTATAATTTGCCATCATCATCCTCAGCGTCTGCACCTTTATCTCCATCAACTAGTGTGTGTCCTAGATGATGAGCAAGTGCAAGTTCTCCAATGCCACCTTTTGTTAGGTTAACGCCCTCGGGGAGTGTTTCATATACTTTTCTTAATAATTCGATTGTTTCTTTATATTTCATACAACTATTATAACAAAAATAACAGGTAGTGTCAAGAAATATATTAACCATTGGTATAGATTTACCTTGACTTCAGGTTACAAAGTTGCTATAATATGTATATGAATGAAAATGACATAAGCTACATAATCTTTTTAATCATGAGCATTGGAATGGCATACATGATTGGGAAGCAAATCGGAATACGAGGGACGATAGACTATTTAGAAGAAGAAGGATTACTTACTTTCGATGACTCTGAAAAATAGTTCTTGACACCGAGTTAAAAATTTGATATAATTATTTTGTAAGTGATAGGTTTCACTTGCGTATTGGTGCATCTACCGAAAGGAGATGTGAATGTTTACTGAAAAGGAATTATGGAGATAAAAAATGAGTAT